CGAGCGCACTATTCGGCCCCACTCACATATACGGCGCATTGCCGGGACAGCGGCAGCGGCGCGGAGCCTACCAGTACATACCACCGACATTTGGACCTAGGAGTTAAGTGATGGCAAATTTCACGCCAGACGAGATGGCAGCGATCAACGCAGCGGCAGCGGCAGGGCAGCTGTCTCGCGAACAGGTGCAATATTTCCTAAACGAGATGGGAGCACCAATGATGCCGCCCACAGGAGCAGGAGCCACCACTGACAGGGAGATGCAAGCACTACAAGCTGCGATGCCCCCAGGCGAGATGCCGCCCACAGGAGCAGGAGCCACCACTGACAGGGAGCTTAAATTCTTGATGGAGATGATTCAGCGCCCTGAAGTTTCTGAAATGCTGCTTGGTGCCCTTCCCAAGGGCGCTGTCACAGACCAAGAAATGCAAGGAGTTAAGTGATGGCCGAAGTCAACGTAGAAAACATGGAAGAGAATGAAGCTCTCTTCATGGAGAAGATGGGCTTTGCCCGCAACACCGATGGTCTTGAGTTGAGCGACGACCAGCTCGTGAACTTCCTGCTGCTGTGCCACCAGATGGAATACGGTATCGGCGAGGAAGAGGCCGAAGAGGAAGGCGTCAAGGTCAAGGTCATCAAGATGCATGGCGGCGACATGAGCAACATGATGGACGAGATCCTCGGCCATGGTGGCCCAAAGATGGATTATTAGTCATGGGTGCGTTTGCAAAAATTTCTAAAAGACTTTTCGATGATTTTTTTTCTGCATACTCCGCAAACGAAAAAGGTCTTGACAAAATTGATGGCCGTTTGGTCGATCCTAATCTGGAGAAAGAGTATGGATCAAAACTTCCCCCAAAGCTAACTGATCTGAATTCTTTTCGGAATACAGAAGTATTCAAAAAAATATCAAAAAATATGGAGAGTGAAGTTTCAGAAAAGCTAGGCCCTAACTTAACGGCACCGATCCGTCTGCTAGCTCCAGACAAGAAGTTGATTGATGATGCAGCAGCCCAAGCGATTGATACAGATGTATATGGCAGTTTTGCAAGCTCTGATATTTGGGAAGACATTGGCGAAGGAGAAATATCAGACATTGTGTCTGAGCTCAGTGAGACTTACAAATTAGACTCTTCTGACGTTGAAACCTATTTGGGTTTATTTGGGAATGCAAATGAAAGAGTTTTCAATCTTGTTGGCCAGAGGTCAAAACTCCCTGAAGGTTTCACACCTTTGCTTGATCTTCCTAATGTAAAACAATCAACTGATGATTTTCTCAGAGATGAAATGTTTGATCTCGATGACATCGATGACATCGATGATCTACTTGATCAAGTTAGCCTCCAAGATAGGTTTGAAGCAGTTCAATCAATGGGAGGGGGAGCAGACATGATCAGGCAAGAACTAAAAGAGACATATAGTCTGACTGATGATTTTATATCAGATTTGCTGTCCAAAGAGGGTTTCCAATAAATGCCCGTCCGCAAGGTCAAGGGCGGCTACCGCTGGGGCAAGTCCGGCAAGGTTTACAAAACCAAGGCTGCCGCTGAGAGACAAGGCAAGGCAGTCTACGCTTCTGGTTACAAGGGGAACAAATAATGGCAAAGCGCCCTGGACTGTACGCAAACATTCACGCAAAGAAAAAACGCATCGCCGCTGGCTCTGGCGAGAGAATGCGCAAGCCGGGCGCAAAGGGTGCGCCGACCGCTGCCTCATTCAAATCAGCCGCTGGCAAGAAGCCCAAGAGGAAAGCATGAAGAAATCAGTAGACGCGCCCAAGGGCTTTCACTGGATGAAGTCTGGCGACAGCATGAAGCTCATGAAGAACCCAGGCTCTGGCTACAAGGCTCACAAGGGCGGAAGTAAGAAGGCGTCCTTTGAGGTTCAGAAAGTTCACAAAGGCTGAACTGAGATGGCCAAGTACAAGGGTCGCGAGGTCACGCTCAACAAGCCCCGCCGCATCGGCAAGGGCGAGGTGAGCCACGGCAAGAAGAAGTCCGTCGTCTACGTTATGGATGGCGGCGATGTTAAGCGCGTGACCTTTGGCGACCCCAACATGAAGATCCGCAAGAGCGAGCCGGGACGCAAGAGCAACTTCCGCGCCCGACACAACTGCGACAATCCTGGCCCAAAGACCAAGGCACGCTACTGGTCGTGCAAGGCTTGGTGACTGATGGGCAAGTGGACTACAATTGCTGAAGCCGCCATCGAATTGCTGTCGAAAAAGAGCGGTGGTGCTCTGCCCGCCGACGAAGCCGCATCCGTGGTGCCAAAATTACTAAGAGATAACCCAGGCGCAAAAGACCCAGAATTTTATGGGCCGGGTGGTTGGCTTGGCAGCAAAATACGGGAGGCTGCTGAGAATCGCGCCAGTTCAGCACCGGACACAACGAAGGCAACGCTTGGCGGCATGGAGGGAGTAACAGGCTTTTTCAGGGAAAACCTAAGAATCCGCCCCGATGCCTTGCGTGGCATTAAGGGAGCAATGGGGGAGGAGAGGTTTGCCGGTGGTGCAAAGTTAAAGAACCTTGAAGATAGCATTGCGAAGGAAGGCTACCGTGACGACTCACCTGTTTTGATAGCTGTTCGAGAGGATGGTACACCCTTCATTGTTGAGGGGAATAACCGCGTCGAAGAGGCTATCAAAACAGGTCGCCCGCACATAAAAGTGCAGTTACAGTATTTGCGCGGTGCCGAGGATGTTGAGGGGCCACTATCCCCAGACAATCTGCCTTCGGTCATGGCCCTCCCCACCGACGAAGCCTCCCGCATGGCACGGGCGCAGGAGATGGGGTTTGATACTGACGCTCCGCTGTATCGCGGCACCACAGAGCAAGGGGCAACTACGGCACAGAAATCCTTTGAGGCGGGCGACGGAATATTCCTTAGTGATAATCCTGATGTGGCAGAAATTTTTCGTTATCCGCGTGAATATGGCGAAGTGATAACGGAAAATTACGACGATGCTCTAGGCGAGTTTGTGGGCGTTGAGCCGGGCGACCTCCAGACCCTCTATGCGAGGATGCAGAACCCTATGCGTCTGAGCGGCGAAAATGCCAATAAATTCACGGAAGATACGGCCTATCAAATCGATGTTATTAAGGCTGCACGCGCGGCTGGGAACGATAGCATTGTAGTTGAGAACGTGATGGAAGGCGTGGGCGACTGGACAGAGCCAGGAACAACCGTTGTCGCCCTTCGCCCCGTTCGTGCAAAAGCAGCCCAGTTCGACCCCGCCAAGGCGGGGAGCGCCGACATTCTTGCAGGGCTTGGTGTTGTGGGAGCTGGGGCGGCATTGTCACAGCAAGACGGTTTCGATTACGGTGCATTGAGCAACGTCGCAGAGGAAAGCAATGGCCAGAGCAGCAATTAAAAAGGTAGCCGCAGCTGAGATCCGCGCGGCCAAGAGCTTTCTCAAAAAGCGTGGCATAGATGCGGACGACATCAGCCCCAGGAAATTTGCCAGAGCTGCGAAGGCTCTCGACAAAGGCTTTCAGGAGACCCTTAACATTTTAGCTCGTGAGCTTTCCGCAGGAGAGGTCTGATGGCTGAAGAGCTTGGTGCCCTGCGTCCAGATAGTTTTCCGACAGAGGCTCCGGTCCTAAGCCCGGAGGACCAACGGCGAATTGCGATTGAAAATCAAATCAAGAACGTAGGCCAGGGATTAGTTCAGGGGCTTACAGTTGGCGCTTATAACATAAACAGGCTAGTCCCTGGGCTACCACAGTTGGTCGATCGGGTTGGCAGCGGGCTTAGGTCCATTGGCTTTCCCGACACAAGAATGCGTGCCCCTGAAAGTTTGGCTGGTGGTTTGGCTTCTGGATTTTCACAGGCGGCTGTTGGCATTATCCCAGCGGTTGCCGCCTTGCGGGTCGCTGGCTACGGAAAATTTGCCGCCGATGTTCTCGGCGGTCTTATTGGTGACGCTGCTACTTCTAGCAAGGAAGACGCCGAAGGCATCGCAGATCTGATCGGCATGCTCGAGCCTAAAGACGCTGATGGTGTCGCCAACGCCCTAAGAGAATTCATTCAGGACGACGACGCCACCTTCGAAGACTTAAAGTCTCGACTGGTTATGGCGGTGCCCGGAGGAATATTGACCGGGGCCTTTGGCATATTGGCCAGGGGTGCCATGAAGCTGAAAAACATTGGCGCGACCGATGCCCTTGTCGAGACCACCGATGAAATTCCGCCGGGGAATATATTAGCGGAGCCACCTGCCGCCGAGCCAGAAAACATAGGAGCCTTGCCGGGTCCGGCTTATCCCGAAGAAGAAATTACTGAGAGGGCCATCAGAAGGGTAATGGACGCTCCCCCGCCCACGCCTGTCAGCCCCATCGGCTTCTTCTCGTCTGTCGAGGATGCAGCAAACAATCTCAAGCAAGAGAAAGGCTCTGGCCAGCAGATGCGGTCCATGATTGCCAAGTCCCCCGGCGTCAAGGCCGAGGAGATGGAGTGGATTGGCCTGGATGAATTCTTGGCCGGGAAGAAGTCCGTCTCACGGGCCGAGATCCAAGAATTTGTTGCCGCCAACAAGGTTGAAGTTGAAGAGGTGACAAAGACAACCAACCCAGACGCGGAAGACTTCTCTTCCTTCGAGGTTGTACCTCAAGGAATTGACGAATCTTACGAGGCGTATTCTTCTCTCATAGATGGCATTGAAGCTGACATTGCTGAAATAGGCAGTGGCTCAGATTCTTACTACATAGAAAATGTTATCGACATAATGAAGGCGGGACGAAACGATCCACCGGAATTGGAAGACGTTTGGACAGGCCAACTGCGCGATCATTTTGCTAACGACGATGCAATCGATGATCTGCCGGATGATTTGAAGGACGAATTTCGTGATGCTATCGAAGAAATCGCGAAAAGTGAATACATGGAGAATCCAACCGAGATTTATACGATCGCCAGCGACGACGGCAGCTTTGGCTATAACGTCTATGGTAACGAACAAACTGATTACACAATAACTGACCACAGAGGACGACTTGTTGCCTCTGAAATTTATTCTTTGGAAGAGGTAGAAATACAGGCTCAGGTAGACGCCCGAAACAGGGGACTTTTAGGAGCCTCTGAGGGCGACACTATGTTTTCAGATTACAAAGTCGACGGCGGCGATAACTACCGTGAGGTGTTGCTGACGGTGCCAGACACAAGAGACTTCATGACTCGTCGAGCTGCGGAATTAGAAGACATGGGTCCGGGAAGGACAGATGCTGAGGATTTAGAGTATCTGTCCTTGCGAGGTCAAAACGAAATTGATCCCAGAAGACGCCCAGGAGATAAATTTACCAAAGGACACTTTGATGAAGACAACGTCGTGGCGCACATTCGACTGACCGATCGCACCGGCCCCAACGACGAGCGGATCTTGTATGTGGAGGAGATGCAGAGCGACTGGCGTCAGAAGGGGTGGAGGTACGGCTACCAGGGGTCAGAACGGTTTACCGGAGACTTCACAACGAAGAAGGTGAAGACCCGTCGCGGCGGCGAGGAGTGGCAGGTCAAAGACGGGAACGGCAATCTAGTCACCACTATTCCCCACACTAGGGAATACAACCCGCTGGGCATCGATCCTGAAGACCCGAGGGCTTCAGGAATTGGCGAAGGGCGAGAAGTCTCCAGCGCCGACGAAGCCATATCAGTTGCCCAAGGACGGGCCTCCGCATTAAAAGAAGAGATGTTTAAAACACGCAATTCTCGCATGCAAGAGAGCGATCAGTCTCGTAGTATGAGATTCGACATCTCGTCCGAAAGTCTCCGCGTGCCCCCTGCCCCACTTAAAAACTGGCAAGAGGTGGCCTTTCGTCGAGTGATGCGCATCGCAGCAGACGAAGGCTATGACAGCGTGGCGTGGACGCCGGGCAGCGTGCACTCCGCGCGTTACAACGAAATCCAACAACTCAGTGAATTGCACTATGAGCCTGAAACTCAAAGGCTGCTGGGCTATCCCGGTGATGATAGCTCCGCCAGCCTGAGTGAAACTGTCTCAAAAGAAGACTTGCCGAAGCACATTGGCAAGGAATTGGCCGAGGAATTGCTTGCCACTCCGAAAAGCACAATCCCGACCGACAGAGGGGACACCCTCCAGCATATTTTGCAAAAAGATATGTCTGTTGGCGGCGAAGGCAAGAAGGTCGTGTACGACACCGTCCTTCCAAAATATGCAAACAAGTTTCTGAAAAAGTTTGATGCGAAGGTCAGTCAGGTCGCGTTGCCAGGGACAACCGAGGACGGCGACAAGATCGGCAAGTCTTGGATTGTCCCCGTCACCAGCAAAATGAAGGAATCTGTTCTAAAGAAGGGCACGCCCTTGTTTGGGTTTGCGGGACTGTTCGCCGCCAGTCAGGCAGCTCAACAGGATGCCTCTGATGGCCTCTAGAGCTGTATTAGAAAGTGCGGAAGCTCTTCTAAAGAACCTTCGCAACTTCGATCGAAACAAAAAGCTCCCACAGGAAGCAAAGCCCCTGTTGAAGTCCTTGTCGGACGAAGAAGTTGCCCGAATGTCGGCGATCTCCTCGCTGCACGGCTTCTTGAGTGGCATGTCTCTGAAACTTTCTGGCCCTAGGAGTGGTGATAATTGGTTTCCTGGGGCGACCAAGAAGTTATCAGTGCCAAAGTCTGAGCTTGATGCGGGAAGAATTATTGTCCCGAGGTCTTCCAATTATGAAGCCCCCGTCACTCCGTTAAATTGGGAAGACCTTCAGGGGACAACTATATTCCCACTCATTGGCGACAGGACTGCAACCGGAACCTTGAAACAGTTGGCTGGGGAGCCTTTGCGCAATCCCGTGGATCTTCCGGGCGGGAAGAATTATATGCGTGCCGCTGATACGGGTGCATGGGCCTCAGAGGCAGGGGCACTAAAATCATTAACAGGTCAAATCCCATACTATGAAAGCCCAGTTGGTGTTTTCATGCCTATGGCAGGAACTGGTAGTGATTTTGCTCGTCAGACGACGAATGTTCTTCATGAAGTCTGGTCCCCAAGTGATATGACGAGGACAGGCATCAGAGCGGTTAACAAGAAACTGAGAACTGGCGTAGGCATTGATGGTGTTTTTCCTGATGCCCCTTCGATCGATAGTCCTAAGTTTATGGCCGAAATTGAAGTCAACAGCCCTCTTAGGAAGGCTTATATTCAGGCGCTTGACGATGCTGCTCTTCGTAAATTTGGTGGCCCCGACATGGGGATTATAAGACACGGAATAACAGATTTAGACCTAATGAATTTACCATCTCAAACTGGTGCGCAAGGCAACGAGCAACTAATGGGCTTTGCTGCAACAGATTTAGACCCAGGAGGGGCCACTCGCCCCTCTACTCACGAAACTTATGACACTGACTTGCTTGCTGGCCCTCGTGGCTACCTTGGTGCGTTGCCCTTAGCACCACGCAGCACTGTCATGCGAGACTGGACAAGAATGCGGAGGGGAGTGACCCCTAAGACAGGTGGCGATCCCAGATCACTCTTCACCGGCCCTGCCCAAGCTCCACAGACAGTGGATCAAGAACTGATAGACACTCTCAAGGCGTATGAGATCATGGTTGACCGGGCAAAAGATTAATTTTTATGTGCTCAATGATATTGTCGATTTCCACATCGTTTTTTAGGGACACTGGGCCTTCGATGCCATGGACTGCCAGCTCGGCCTCAAGCATTCGATATAGCCGGACACCTATGTCAAAGAAGTACTGCTCTTGGTCTTCTATTTCCATTTTCAAATCCTTTCTAATGCCTAAATTATGGCATTTGAGCCTTTGCAATTCAACCGAGGGTGCGTAGATGAATAGGACGTCATTCTCATCCCTGATCTCGAAAGGAGGTAAGAAAATGTATGGCAAAAAGAAGCCAGGAACAGGCCGTAAAAAGCCCGGCAAGAAGAAGAGGACGTACTGATGACCAAAGATGTTGAAGTTTTCGTCACGGGTGTCTCACTCAATGGCAAAGCTGAACTAGCAAAAGGGTCAAGCAATGACACTGAGCGACCTGCTGAGAGAGATGAAGTTGTCGATCAAAAAGCAGAAGACAGCAATAGCGACTGAGATGGTTGAGGGTCGTATGAGCGACCTCTCAGCTTATCACAGAAATGTCGGTGTGGCAGAAGGCTTAGAGCAAGCCTGTGACATCATCGATGAAACTTTGAAAAACATAAATGAAGGAGACGACTAATCATGCCCCGTCAGCATGTCGACCAAATTATTGTTGATGAAGAGAGCGACTCAAAAATTGGCTCTCACCAACTCCCCCACCCCGTTGGCTGGAAAGTTCTAGTTCAGCCCAACCAAGCCAAAACAAAAACGAAGGGTGGCATCCTTCTTCCATCCCAAGCCATGGACAACGAGGAGTATCTCACTGCTCATGGCACCCTGCTGCGCCTTGGTGAGCTTGCTTACCGAGATCGACAGACTGGTGAAAGCTGGAAAGGCAAATGGCCTTCTGCTGGTGATCGTATCACCTACGGAAAGTACGCCGGACAGAAGATCATCATTGATGGCGTCAAGCTGTTAATTCTTAATGATGATGAGATCACGTCTGTCCTTCCTGCCAGTGCCAATGTTACTGCGTATTTGGAATAGGGGTTGAGTCATGGAAGAAGACAAAAACGAAGCCGTCGAGCAAGTCGAGCAGGAGATCGCAGAAACCATCCGCAAGGCTGGCAGCGAAGAGCCGCTCGAGATTGAGATTGTTGAGGAGCCGGATCAAGAGGTTGAGCCGGAGCCGGAAGCTACGCCGGAGCAAGAAGCCGATTATGGCGAGAAAGTTCAGCGTCGCATCAAGAAGCTCGTCGATCAAAGGCGAGCCGCAGAGCTTCAAGCCAAAAAGCACCAAGAGGAGACTTCCCAGCTAAAGGCAAGGCTCGAAAGGCTCGAGCAAGGGACTGCGACACAGGCCCAAACGCAAGCCCAGAATGCGTTTCAAAATCGTTACAACGAGACGCGAGAAGCTCTCATGAAGGCATTTGAGGAAGGTGACACCAAAGCCCAACTCGACTTCACAGAGCAACTAACAGACATGCGAGCATCAGCCAAAATTGCAGAGCTGCAGGGCAGGCAACGAGCTGCACAGGCTGAGTCGCCGACTGTTGGCAGAGCAGAGAGGGCAGCCGCAGAGCCACCAACTCCGAAAAAGGCGATGGACTGGTGGCAGAAAAACCGCTGGTTCAACTCAGGAGGCTATGAGCGAGAAACCGCTGCGGCTCGGGCAATTGATGTCCAGTTGGATCTTGAGGGATACGACAAAGAGTCTGACGGTTATTACGACCAATTGAATAACCGTTTACTTTCAGTTTTCCCGGAACTATCCTCCGGGAGTGAACCTGTAAAAAGTAAGCCAAAAAGCAGATCTCCCGTAGCACCAACTGCCGGTGGGCCTACTTATAAAGGGAATCGGATTCGACTCTCTAACGACCAGCTTAGGATGGCAAGAGAGCTCGGCATTACTGACGAAGCCGGTCTCAAAAAATACGAAGCCGAAGTTCGTCAGCAGAGAAGGAGCTAGTCATGACCGAAGCAAGAAATGTCAGAGCTAAAGAATCCAAGAAAGAAACTCGTGAAGATGAGGCTCGTGCCGAGACTTCATGGAAGCCACCGTCGCTGCTGGATGCCCCGGACCCTCGTCCCGGAATGGTTCAGCGGTGGATTGCTACCTCGATCCAGGGTAAAGACACTCCAGACAACGTGTACAAACGTATGCGCGCTGGCTGGAATCCTCGCCCCGCAGACTCAGTGAGCGATAAGAGATTCCCAACTATCAATCATGGGCAGTGGACTGGTTCAATTGGAATTGAAGGAATGATCCTTTGCGAGATGCCAAAAGAAACTTTCGGTAAAATGAAAGAGTACTACCGTGGCAAATCCGACGATCAGAACCAAGCAATTCCTGGAGAGCTTGACGCCGTGGGAAGAGCACATGGGGCTCCGATCTACCAAGAGCGGAAGACCTCTACGAGCCGTGGCCGAGATGTCTCGGTCATGGATGATTGATACAACTCAAATGGAGTGAACAATGGCAAACGCTGATGCCGCTTTCGGGTTCGTCCCGGTTCGCCACATGAGTGGGAATGCACCTCGTGCAAATAAATACACCATCACCAGCACACTTGCTGAGAACATCTTCACGGGTGATCTCTGCATTGTTACGTCTGCTGGCGTTATCACGCCTCACACTGCTGCTGAGGTAAATAACATTGGTGTCTTTGCTGGGGTGTCTTACACCGCTTCTGATGGCTCTTACGTCTACAGCCAATACTGGCCCTCGGGCACGACTGCTACGAGCATCATCGCTTATATCTACGATGATCCGTACATTGTGTTTAAGGCGCAGTCGGCTGGATCTCCTGCTCAAACTAACGTCGGCAACTGTTGTGATGTTGTTGCAGGGGCTGGATCAACCACTACCGGCCAATCTGGTTTCGAATTGAGTGGCACAATGGCTAATAGCATTGCTTCTTGCAAAATCATTGCGCTTTACGATTCGCCAGAAAATGCGTTCGGTGCGAATGCTGTCATGGAGGTGACTATTAACGAACACCTTCTCGGCACAAATGTCGCTGGCATCTAGGAGGGTATGAAACATGGCTATGAATAGAGCACAATTCGCTAAAATGCTCGAGCCGGGTTTGAACACCCTCTTTGGTCTCGAGTACGATTCTTACCCACCGGAATACTCCGCTGTATTCTCGGCAAACAGCTCTCAGAAGGCATATGAAGAAGATGTCCTTTTGGAAGGCTTTGGCGCTGCCCCTGTGAAGAACGAAGGTGCCTCGGTCTCGTATGATTCGGCGTCCCAGCAATGGACCGCCCGCTATCAGCACGAGACAGTCGCGCTTGCATTCTCTATCACAGAGGAAGCTGAGGAGGATGGACTTTATGGTTCTATCGCCGCTCGGTATGCTAAAGCCCTTGCGCGGTCGATGGCTTCGACCAAAGAAATTAAGGCTGCAAATGTCCTTAATAACTCGACGAGCACTGCCGGAGGTGACGGGGTTTCGCTACTGAACACCGCGCATCCGACCCGCTCTGGCAACCAGTCGAACACGTTGGCGACTGCCGCTGACTTGTCCGAAACTTCACTTGAGCAAATCTTGATCCAGATTGCTGACATGAAAGACGATCGCGGTCTCCGCATCGCCGCTCAGGGTCAGATGCTGGTCATCCCGACTGCATACTCGTTTGTTGCAGAACGGTTGCTTGAGTCGCAGCTTCGCACAGGCACGGCAGACAATGACATTAACGCGATCCGCTCCGGTGGCTACTTGCCCAAGGGTTATCACGTTATGCGTCGTCTGACTGATTCAGATTCATTCTACGTTGCGACGGATGTTCCTGATGGCCTGAAGCACTTCCAACGTTCCGCTCTTAAAAAGGGCATGGAAGGTGACTTCGAGACTGGCAATGTGCGCTACAAGGTTCGTGAACGCTACTCTTTCGGTTTCACCGATTGGCGTGGCATTTTCGGCACTGAAGGTGCTGCCTAAACGATAAGACGGGGGAGGGGCAACTCTCCCCCTTTTTTACCTGACAGCTTCGGCTGACTTAGCCCAGACAGGAGATTTCAATGGGTACTACTACTTTCAGCGGCCCAGTCCGCTCCGAAAATCAATTCAAGCTAATTAGTAAAGACTCGACGACGGGTCTTATTTCAGATCGCACCCAAAGTGGTGATGCGGCTCATGACACTCGCCGTTACTACCTTTGCGAACCGTTTTTGCAGCGCCCAGCACTGAATGCTGTCGCTTCAGCGCCGCTGACAGATGCTGATGCCACGGCAGCAGCCAACGACGCGATCATCGTCGCCCGAGCCATCGCCAGCCGGAACTTTGAAGTTCTCGGCACGAACATGACGACTGCGCTGTGCACGTTTAACACCACATCCGCCGGTATCGTCTTGACGACTGCCACAGCTGATGAAGATCAGGCGATCCTCGCGCCTCACCTCGACACCAATCAAAGTGCTTGGCAGGTGACAAAGTGGGGCACTGAGAATCAGGTTGACTGGGAGTGCTCGATTAACCCGAACGCGATCGACAACCAGAAGCTCTGGGCTGGCTTGAAGCTGACGAATGATCAACTTGTAGCAACTGATGATGATCAGGCGTATTTCAAGTTTCAGACAGATGCGGCAAACAGTGAGGCGTTTACTGATTTCACCAAGCTCCACTTCGTTCACGCGATCGGCGGCACGGACTACATCAGTCAGCTCCCAATTACTGTTGCTGCGAACACGATTTATCACTTGCGCATCCAGATCAATTCCGCTCGTCAGGCGGCAATTTTCGTCAATGGCATTCAGTACAATGTGACGACCACTGCGGGTTCTACTGGTGGCACCGCAGTGACCACCGGCACGACGCGGACTGCGGCGTTGACGGATGATGTTGATTTAATTCCTTACATCGGGATCGAAGCTGGTGCCGCAGCAGCGGAAGCTGTTGACGTTCACTATCAGGGCATCAGCCGGGTCATCTTCGAGTAGGTCGGAATCATGGGGCAGGGCCATCGTGCCCTGCTCCACTAGGAGTTGAAATATGTCGATCCAATCTGATGTAAAGCCGATCACAATCAGCGATGAGGTTGCTGCCTCAACGACTTTTATTGCAGCAGCCGCCCGACCAAATACAGTATTCACCCTTGCCAACACCTCGTTTGCCTCTGGTGGAGCTAGACTTCTTCAAGTTACGACAACCGGGACAGGTGACAATGGCAAGACTGTCACCATAGTCGGGACAGACACCCACGGTAATTCACTTACAGAAGTAATAACTTCAACAGGCTCTGCGGAGTCTGTCGCTGGCACTAAGTATTTTCTCACGGTGGCTTCTGCAACTTGCTCGGCACAGTATGCCGCCAATGTTTCTGTGGGAATGACAACTGGCGCAGCTCAGGCAATCTTTGCTGGCAGGACTCGCCTCAAGTCAACCTCCATTGTGTCTGCTGGCACTGCGGGTGTCGTGAGTTTTTATGATGGAACGCCTGAGAGCGGCACAGTCCTCTTCAAAGCCAGGACCATTGGCACAGACAATGCGACTGTTAATATGAGCATTCCCGATGAGGGTGCACTCTTCGCAGATGGGGCTGTAGTCGAGTACACAGTCGCCACCATTGACATGATGACGTTCTTTTACGCATAGGTTGTAAAATGGCAACATCAGGCACAGTCGCTTTCCGGCCAGACGTTGAGCAGATAATTGCAGAGGCTTACGAACGCTGTGGCATTGATAGCCAGACAAGTACTGGCTACCAAGCAGTCTCGGCCAGACGTAGCCTGAACCTCCTGTTCAGTGAGTGGTCTAACAGGGGCATAAATTACTGGACTGTCCAGAACAACACACTCTCGCTTTCAGCAGACACTATCTCTTATGCTCTGCCTGTAGGGACAATCGATCTGATTGATGTCGTTGTCAGGGACTCCTCTGGGTCGACCATATCGGACGTTTCCCTGGAGCGGGTGAGCATTGCTGATTACAACCAGCTTCCAGACAAGACATCTTCTGGCAAGCCGAGCCAGTACATGATCGATAAGCAGTACACTCCGGTCATTTATGTCTGGCAGGTTCCTGATAACACCGATTACAGTCTTGTTTATTGGTCAATGAACCAACTTGAGGACATAACTGCATCAAATCAAGACACAGACATCCCTTACCGCTGGTCTGATTGCATCTGCGCGGGGCTTGCGAGCAAATTGTCGTTGAAATATGCGCCAGACCGCTATGCCGTTCTTTCTCAGGTCTATGACAGAGCTTTTGAGCTTGCGGCGGCAAATGACGACGACAATGTCTCCATGAGGATTCGTCCAACGTCGATGAACCTCTACTGATGGCGACAAGATACGCAAGGGGCAAGAAATCTCAGGCCATAGGTGACAGGTCTGGGTTCAAAGTCCCGTACACCTCGCTGAAGACTACTTGGGACGGCCTCCGGGTTGAGCCAGAAGACTGGGAGCCTAAGCATCCGCAGCTAACTCCTGCAAAAAACGTCATTGATGCTGTCGCATTATTT